GTTTCTGAAGCTCACCTGACCAACAAAGGCCTTGTTCATATCGTCCGCTATTAGTAAAATTAAACAACAACAAAAGAAGAAAGAAAATCAAGTTGACCAACGAACATCATCCCATTCCAAAGAAACTACCTCCTCAGGATCATCTGGCTGAATATTATTGTGATGAATGGGAGAATAAGCATTTTGGGTAATAAGACGCTCCCAAGAGGGGAAACCCTTAATCAAATCAGCAACATCAATACCTTTCCGACGAAAGTCAGCAATATCATCCACCGAGAGATCCACAATAATCTTATTTAACACCTCTTCGTCTGAGAGACCAAGCTCATTCAAACAGTTCTGATACATAATGGCCATTATATCATACGCATCACGATTAGCCGCATAGGTGCCATACGAATGACCCATAAGAGACAAAATAACATCAAAACAAGTACGACTCTTCGGCAAACGCCCATGAACAGCACGAACAATGAACTCAGGAGTCTCACGAAAAGCAATAAAGGTGGGCTGGGAAGGACGTTCCCGATACGGATTCACCACATTATAGTGCTTAAGAAAAATAGCACCTACATGGGTAAGATATCCATGCCGCTGTTTAGAAGCGAAAGAGGTACATACTTGATCTCGAAGGTCAACATCCTTATACAACTTCAAAAAACGAGCAAAAGCAGCCCCATTAAACCAAGCAGAAACATCTGGATCCATAGTACGGTTCCATAAATGATCATCACCATAGAGAACCATCAAAATGAGATCAAGAGCAGCCTCCATTAACTTATCTCGCAAATGTTCTGGGGCACTCACAATTTGAACAATTAAGAAGGTACAAAACCAAAGAAATAAGCAGAAACAATCACCATGTGAGGTGTCCCACCAACCACTGGCCATACCTCCAGTCTTAATGCTCCATTGATTCGAGGTAAGAAGAACAATCTGCTTAACAACATTTTTACAAACAAACTGAAGAATACGTTTCTTAAGAGCATAATGAGATGTAGAAGGATCCTCATACACCAACATACTAGAGAAGAAAATGGAAAGGTCCTCGGCAGAAATACTATAGTCAAGACCTGATACATCCGCTGCTTCTATACAAATGTCCCAACAGGTCTCAAGAGTAATATTAAGAAGCTCCGCAAGACGATCAGTACCAGATTTACCATGAGTACCACCAATACGAAAAGGGCCTAAGCGTTCTATGGCACATCGAAGGGCGGCAACCATCCTTTCGAACATAATAAAAACTCCAGACGGAATGTTAAAAATTCGCAGTTTATCAAGCTTCTTAGCCCAACCTTCCTCATCCATAGTCTCACGCAGACTAGCCTCCAAGATCTCTAACTCATCTTTTTCCGAGTTCTTAATATAAACAGGAGGAAATTCATTATGCATAAGAGCATGGTGAACATCTTTTACATTAGTCTCAAACATCTCCGCTTTCTGAGCAGTAGAAGAAATCTGAAGAACAACACCCCCTGGAAGATCAATAGAACGGGAGGTACCTTCATTTATCCCCTCCGCAGTACCAACACTCATCTGGAGGAGAGGCTCATAACTAATGTAAGATTTATGCTTACCAAAATGTCGTTTAGTGCCCAACTTATAGTAAAGAAGATCTAAAATGGTCACCATATGAGGACGAATGGTATCCATAATAGTAGGCTGTGTCTTAACCCAGGGGCGCGCTTGCTTCAAAATAGCGCGTCCAAGCTTCCGGGGATACAAATTAACTTTACGAGAAATCACCGGAGGACGACCTTTAACCAGTCCATAGGCCATACGCCAAACCGATATCTTTCGAATACAAAGGGCTTGAAGAGAGAATGGATAGCTGGGTGCGGGCTCACACCAAACTTCTTTTTCAAAAAAATCCCTCCCATACCCTAGACCTGTACGCATCTCAATATATTCCAGATCTGTGGTTCGCATCATCTTCTCAACCCTGTGGTCGGAGGACACAAAAGGACTGTCTTGAGGCATACCACTACGAGGAATAATATTAGG